TCTTCGGCGTCTAGCTTTTGGATCAGTCGCCGCGATTCGGAAACGTCGATCACGAACACTTCAGCCACGGATAGGATCGTGATTTCCGCGTCGGTGATTTCGGTCGAAATATCGTCGGCCAATGTGGCCACGGTTTCGGTCGCGGCCGTGATTGTCGTCTGCAGCAATTCGCCGTCCGGACCAGCCCCAGCAATCAGCACCACGTAGTCGTCGATGTACGGCCGCAGATCTTCTGACGTGGTTAGCTGGTCAGATTCCGCGTCGCCAGTGCCGGTGGCGTAGATGCTGGGAGCTTCTGGCAGATCGGTAATTAGCACGCCGAGATGCACGGCCGGTTGCACGGTCGCGCCGAAGCGACCGACGGGCAGCGCGATGTGATCGACGCAATCGACGTCGATCGTGCGTACTTCGCGGCGTTGCCAGTCGAGCAGCTTCGCTTTCGCCTTGCCGCCGGGTTCTGCGATCGCTTCCACAAACCGCACCGCCACGGGATTAAGTTCGCCGACATCTGCGGGCGTACCGACTTCGCCAGCGGGCTGGGTTCCCAGCACGATGCGATTGACGTCGGCGATTTGTCGAGCTTCGGTTTCGCCGAAGCCGTACAGGTCACTCATCGTTTTCGTGCTCCAGCGTTGGCGGTTCTTCCGGCAGCGGAACGTTGCTCCAGTCCGATTGCGGCTGCAGCTCGAAGTATCGGAATTGAGCCGCCGCGCCGCCGAATTCAATTTCGACCGGCAAGCCGACGGCGAACGTAAAGTCGCTCACGAATTTTCCGCCACTGGGATCGACCTTCAGAATCCGCAGCTGCTTGGAATGGGTTTGGCCGTTGGTTGTCGTGCGAACGGTCGCCAGCGTGCCGACGTACAGTTCTGTGATTTTGCGGCCGGTTAAAATCACGTCTGCACTGTTGGCCGTGACACGGCCGGTGTGCAGAATGTTTTCGCCGTCGAATGTTGGCGTGACTGCTTCCCCGTGCTCATTCAACCAGCCGTCGCCGCTGAGCTGCTGGCTGCCAGTGAGGATACGTTCGCGGGTGATCTTCTTCAGCTCTTTGTCCTCTTCGTCGCTGTACTCTGAGAACTCGACCGGCAGCCAGTCGCCGAACTCACGCGGCGGGCCTGCGTCGGTTTCGTCGCGTGTCCAGTATTGCAATTCGTGCTGGCCGCTGTTGGGCAGCAGACGATAAAAGCCGGCCGGGTCGTGGTGGATTTCGAAGTTCGTTTCCCACAAATACTTGCCGTATTGTTGGCCGGGATTCTTCGGCAGTCGCAGATTTTTCATCCACAGCGTGCGGCCGGCGTACCAGCCGCCGAACATTTCCACAGCGGTTGCGTTGACGGTGTTGTTGATCAGTCGCAACGCAAACGGGTACTGCTCGCTGTATAGTGTGACGTCGATGATTTCCAGATTGGTGACGGTGGTCAGGCCACGATACAGATCGCCAGCGGCGTTGCGGATCAAGCGGCCGCGTGCGTCTGCGAATGCGGGTACTTCTTTGTCGACGCAGCGAATGCCGCCACTGACTGCGCGAGCGAACGGATCGGTTTCTTCTTTTTCTTCTGCCGTGTGAGTCGACCATTTGACCGTCAGATACCACTGCCGCGAATTTTCCCACCGCTTTAATTGTCGCGTGCGGCAGGTGCAAAGCAGGTCGAACGGCAGCAGCGTGACATGCTGCACGGGCATCGCCGGGTCTTGCTTGAGGTCCGCTTCGGTGACAGTGTCGCCAAAGGATGCCAGCGTGGTGATCAGGTGTTTGGTGGTGTACGAATAGCCGCCCGATTCTTGTTCCGAATAAGTCGGTTCAAGGTCCAGATCTTCGATAGATTCGATGACGGTGATAGCGGGCATGTTTATTTTAGATTTTAGATTGCAGATTTGAAATTTGTCGCTGCGTTAGAAGGTGACCTTTTTTAATTGCAGTTTGCCTTCTGTGAGCTCGTACAGACTGGTCAGTGATTGATTCAGGGTGACTAGTTCTCGCAGCTGTTGTGCTGTGATGTTTTCGCGGCCGTTGAACAGGTCGACGATCAGATTGGCACCACTGCCGCTGCGTAGATCGTTGCTGCTGAATTGTTCGGACGCGCCGCCGTTGATTCGTTTGGCGTCGCCGGCAGCCAGTTCGATTTGTCGAGCGTGTAGACGTTCCAATTCGCGGCGATACGTTTCCTCATCTAGCAGCGGTGTGTTGCTGTCTGGATCGATTGCCGCTTTCAGTTCTTCGAGTTCGCCGAGCTCGATTTCGATGCGTTCTTCGGCTGTCGTGTTTTCGCTGCGCAGCTGATCGGCTTTGGTCCGCAGCGTCGCCATCTGCTGTTGCTCGACTTTGTCGCGATCGCGTTGCGCGGCTTCTTCTGTGCGCTGTTGTTCGGCCAGCTTGTCGCGAATGTCGGTCAAGCGTTGCATGCGTTCGACCATTTCGGGAGGCACGCCGTTTTCGAGCATTTCGCGAACCTTGATACCCGCCTCCGTGGCGCGACCTTCCAGCACCGCGATTTCTTTTTGAAGGTCTCGCAGCGTGCTGAGAGCGCCCGTAGATTCTTCGACCAGGCTGAGCTTAAGCGTGCCTTTGATCGCGTCCGGGACGGGTCGATCCAGCAACGCGAAAGCCGCGTCGACCTGCATCAGTTTGGCCTTCAGTTTTTCGCCCGCCGGCACCGCCGATTCGAGCATCTGCCGCACACGATCGGCGGCATTGGCTTCGGTGTCGCCGCCCAGCAATGCCAAGCCCTTCATCGCGTCGCCTGCGGCGATCATTCTGACGGTTGATTCCGTTTCGCCGCGCAGGCCAGCCATCGTCACCACCAGTCGATCGACGGCGGTCTTAGCCGTTGCGAGCTCCGCAATACCTTGCGGTGTCAGGTCGGGCGTCTTGGTGGCAGCCAAGCCGTCGATGGCCTTCTGAGCGCCGTTAACTTTGTCGGTGACTGTTTCGTTGGCAGCCGCCGCTTCTTTGGCCGCCTTGGTGTCTTCGGCCATCGCTTCGTTGAGCGCGTACATCGCACCGCCAGCGAGAGCTACGCCAGCGGCCAGCATAGCCCAACCCTTGGGGCCGGACAACGCCAGCAGGACTGCCTGCGTGGCAGCAGCGGCTTTCGTGATGGTCTGATAGGCGGCCATCACAAACACCACCACGCGAATGGCACCGGCGATCGCCAAAAAGGCACCGCCCGCAGCGACCAGCCCGATGCCGACTTGCATGATCGTAGTGACCAGCGCACGGTTGCGGCTGATGAATTCCGACACCTTGCCAGACGTCTGGCCGATCCATTCCAACCACCCGGTCGCCGGACCTTCGACGGCTTCGCTCAGGGAGATCGCCACGCCTTCGATCGACGACATCATGCGCCGGAACGAACCGCCGATGCCGCTTTCCATGGTCCGAGCCGTTTCAGCCGCCGCATCCTCCCACAGCCGAATTTTGGTCAGCAGGTCGTCAAAGCCGATCGTTTCGAAAACCAGCTTCCGTTCCTGATTGGTCATGCCCGCCGTCTTGGCTTTGACTTCCTCAAAAACTTCGCTCAGCGATTTCGCCGCGCCAGTGCCGACGGCCATTTCGACGCCCAGCTTATTGAGTTCAATTCGTGCCTCTGGACTGGCCAGTTGCTTCAGGTGTTCGGCAGTGACCTTGGTGACGGACGCCAGCTCATCGGCATTCAGATTTTGGATGCCGTCGGCCGCTTTGCCCAGCGCTTCAGAAATCGTATCGCCTGCGGCAATTGCCAGCGGCGTGATCGCCTGCAGGCCAGCCAGCATGGCTTCGACAGATTCGTAGCCGGCTGCGCGCACGATGATCGTTTGTTCGGCTTCGCTTTTGCCGTTCAGATGTTTTTGCAGCGTCTGGAATGTCTTAGCCAGCGCGTCGGCATTTTGCTGTCCGCCGCTGGTGAACTGCTGCAGTTGCTGCGAAGCGGCCGCGAATTCTGCACCTGCGTTGCCCGCCGCGTTGCTGCCGGAATCGAGGCTTACGCCCAGCCGATCCAATTCCGCACGCGCGGCGGGACTGGCCAGTTCTTGCAGGTGTTCGGCGGTCACTTTTGTGATCGACGCCAGTTCGTCGGCATTCAGATTGTTGACGCCGTCGGCCGCTTTGCCCAGCGCTTCCGATACGCTGTCGCCCGCTTCGATCGCCAACGGCGTAATGACCTGCAAGCCAGCCACCATGGCTTCCACAGATTCGTAGCCGGCTGCGCGCACGATGATCGTTTGCTCCGCTTCGCTTTTGCCCTGCAGCTTTTGCTGTAGGGTTTCGAACACGTTTGATAATGCGGCTGCGTTGGCGGTTCCGCTGTCAGTCAGTTGCTGCAGTTGTTCGGCGGCCGCTGCGAATCCGTCACCAGCATTGCCAGCTGCGTTGCCGCTGTCAGTCAGTTGCTGCAGTTGTTCGGCGGCCGCTGCGAATCCGTCACCAGCATTGCCAGCTGCGTTGCCGCCGTGGTTCAGGCTGATGCCGAGTTTTTCCAATTCCGCGCGTGCAGCCGGACTAGCCAGCTGCTGCAGTTTTTCGGCCGTCGTTTTCGACGCGCCCGCCAACTTCAAGGCAGCCGCTTGACCGCGCCCGAACAGCGTTTCGAACACCGCCAGCCGATCAGCGTTGCCGAAGTTTTCTGTGGCGTTATTGACGTCGGCGATGATCTCCGTCATCGCGCGTAGATTGCCCGAGGTGTCGACCACGGAAACGCCGAGCTTGTCGAGTTCTTGCCGCGTCGCCGGTGTGCTCAGATTTTTGTAGGCGCGAGCCAACGCGCTGCCGGCCAGCGAACCTTTGATGCCGTTGTTGGCTAAGATTCCCAGAGCGGCCGCCGTTTCGTCCAGCGACGCGCCCGCTTCGGCCGCGATCGGTGCGACCGGCTTCAGGGCTTCCGCCAGATCTTCCATTCCTTGCGCGCTACCGTTGACCGTAGCGGTCAAGGTGTCGGCAATCTGCTGGCTGTCGCTGGCGACCAGCCCGAACTGATTCATGGTCGACGCCATGATTTCAGCAGCCCGTGGCAGCTCGGTGCCGGACGCGGCCGCCAGATTCAGGACGTGCGCAGTGGCCTCTTCGATCTGTCGCGGATCAAAGCCCGCTCGACCAAGTTCGGCCATCGCCCCCGCCACTTGAGCGGCGGTGAAACTGGTGGTGCGCCCCAGTTCTTTGGCTTGTTCGTTGAGTGCCGAAAACTCGGCGGCTGTCGCCTGCGTAACCGCCTGAACCTCTTTCATGCGGTCGGAAAACGGGATGAAGATCGCCATGGCCGCCACGAATGGCAGCAGGATCTTGGCACCCATCGAAACCATTTCGGCCCCGGCCCGGTTCATCGCCGCGCCGGTGGCTTTCATCCGCGCCTGCACGCCCTGCAGCTGCGCGTTCAGCTGAGCATCGTCCAGAAACATTCTGACGAAAGTTCGACCGGCTTCAATTCCGCCGCGCGATGCCATGGCTTACAGTCCTACAAAAGACGCCACCAGCGTCTTTACAATGTTCTTATCTTCCGCTCGAACGGGGCGTTCGAAATCTCGCAACGGATTCAGTTCGTCGGGATGAGTCGCGGGCGTGCCATCGCCGCGAAACATGTTTCGCAAATCAGACCGCAGTGCAGCCGTCTGATCCCACATGTCACGACGTCTCGACCGTGCCATCCCATGCAGTTGCCGCAGTGTTAGTTCTGGGTCGGTACAAAAGAGGTCAGTGGGTCCACACGCCGCAGATCCTGCGAGCTCCCAGACATGTTCCCACGAATAGCCTGTTCGATCATTTGTTCGAACTCCGGACTCGCGATCAGCTCCTGCGTCTTCGCGTCCACCGATTGCATTTCTGCGTCGTACGTTCGCTGCGCGATCTCGGCCGCCCTTCGCAGTGCCGGCCGAGATCCCGACGGGAAAAAATCAATGATCGCCTCCGCCAACGCCGTCTGCGCCGCCTGCAGCACATCAAGGTCGAATCCTTCCGCGAAGTCCAGTTCCGCAATGCCGCGCTCTTCAGCTTGCCGGCAACACAACCACCACAACACGCGGCCGCACAGTTCGACGTCTTCCGACATTTCGACCAGCGCATTGCGAGCCGACTTGGCGCGGGACGTATCGACAAAGTCGATCTTGCCGCCAGATAGTTCACGGATGTTGAGCGCCGTTGCGAGACCGATCCGGATGGTCCAGATGTTGCCGTTGGTGTCGGTGAAGGTGCGGGGCATGGTTTTCGGTTTTCAGTGTTCAGTGTTCAGTGTTCAGTGTTCAGAACAGGGCATTTCGGTCGAAATGCTAGGCCGTTGTTTTCGGCGGCTTCGTTGGTGCGTTGCTGTCGATCGGCGCGAAGAACTTCGTTTTGACCGTTGGCTCTGGCGACTCTGTTGGGCCGGGCGACTCTGGCGATTTCAGTCGTTCGCGGCGGAGCATGCGATCGTGCGCCGTTTGCGTGCGGCGTTCTGTGACGGCGATCTCTTGGATTGTGCCGTCGGCCAGTCGCACACGCTGGACGCTGGTGCGACTTGCAAAGGGTTCCTTTTTTTCGCGACGTGTTGGAGCGGCCACGGTGACTTCTGTGCCGTCCAATTTCTTCAATACAGTCTCAGACATGATTTGCTTTCTTTTCTACTCTGGCTCCCTCTCCATTTTTAGGGGAGAGGGTCGGGGTGAGGGGGTTTGCACTCAGGGTCGGAGTGAGGGGCTTCGTCTACGCGACAGCCACAGTGGCTTCAGTCGGTTCAAACTCAGACGCCGCAGCCGGAACGAGTTTCACTTTGCGAACCCACACATCTTCCAACGGCTGCGGCTGTCCAAATTCCGTCACAACCACATCCATCTGCAGACCAGTGCTGGACACATTGACAGCAGGGATCGGCCCGTCCATGGCAGCGATGCCGAAGTAGTCTGCGGGGTCGTCGCTTTCGTAATTCGCGCTGCACAATGCGAACAACGCCTCCGATGGATCGTCGATGATCATCAGGTCGATCGATCGCACTCGCAGGCCGCGAATGTGTTTCTCTTCGCCGCTGCCCCGCTTCTTAACAGGGTTGCTGTTGCGTGTCTGATTGACGGTGACTTCTTGGACGCAGTCGTTGCTGTCGTCCCACGTGCCTTCGCCCGCGCCTTCGTCGTCGGTGTAAAACTTTGCGCTGAGTCCGTTGTGAGCCATGATCGATCTGCCTTTCGTTTCGTTTGATTAAATTCACACTGGCTCCCTCTCCCCTTTTTAGGGGAGAGGGTCGGGGTGAGGGGTTTCGTCTGTGAGGGGCTTCGTCTAAGCAGTGATGGCGTTTTCCCACCACTTCGCCATATGTGGATGAGCCGTCTTTTCTGCCGGTGCCATAAACGGCCGTGCTTGAATTCGACCGCCGCCGAATTCCAGTTTGTTGGCGATCGCTGATCGTGCTCGTTCGGGCCCAATCAGTACTTCGCCGGCTTCTGCGTCAGCATGATAATTCAACACCGCCTTCAGTGGCGAATTCCGATCGTGGAGCAGCGGTGGTTTGCCGGGCTTAGAAATTCGATCCGGAAACGGTGCCGGCGTTTCCAATCCACGTTTGCGGCGATAGGTATTGAGCATGACCCAGCGGTCGAGCTCGAAGTCGGTGAGTTCGTCGTCGTTGCGTTTCGGCTTCGCCACTTTCAGCGATCGCCGAGCGACTTTCCGCACCCAGCCGCCCACGCGGCCCAGCCACTTGCGCGACGCCGATAACGTCGCGCCCCGCAGCTGGTCGAGCTTCATGACTGTCTTCCATTCCCAGCCTGTCATTCGATCGGCCTTTCGTACGTGACGCTCAAGACGGAAAAGAAAACGCTCTGTTGCTCCAGATGCGATTCGCTCCACAGTGGATCGAAATCGTTCTGGCTGATTCCGTGATTCAGTAGCAGCTTCAGTTCGGTCGCGAAAAACTTCTGCACGTCGTCCGCAAACCGCAAACACGGCTTGACGTCGACGGCTGTCTTCGTCGGTAGCCTGCGAATTAAGGCCACGTCGAACATCGGTTCGCGTCGAATCTTTCCGCGAGCCACTCGCCGCGACTTCAGGTCTGCAACCACAATCCACACATGCCAGCCACCGCCCATTTCTTCGCGTCGAATCTTCGGCACGAACTGTTCGATCGCCGTGAATTCCACGCCGAAATCGTGCTCGTTCAGGGCTGTCGTCGCGGCCGTTGTCAGGAGGTCGATTGTCATTCGACAGCGTCCTCCGAAAACAGCTTGGTGAAAATGCGATACACCGTCCGGTCGTCTCGATCATGCCAGCGATGGCTCAACCGATCTGGCCCAAACGGTTGCACGTCATACACGCTGACCAGCGTATCCGTCGTGACCGTGATCTTGTCGCCTTCGTTTGGCTTCGCTAGTCCGCCAGCGATCAGCAATGCCGCCGGAATCAGAAAGTCAGCCGACTCACTGATCACCACCGCACCGCCTTTGCCGAATCCCTTCCACTCCGTGCGTCCCCGCACGATCAGCTGCAGCACAACCGACACATCCCCGCGTGCAAACGTGACAGCCTCACCGCGCAGCCGTCGCTGCATGCGACGACCGACGGCGTGTACTTTGCTGCTCAGGGACATAGCGAAATCTGAAAACTGAAATCTGAAAACTGAAAACTCAGCCGGTCTGCGCTGTGGCTCGGTCTCCGACCGAGCCACCGGCGTTGACCGTAGGTCTCAACTTGCATGGCCAATCGTGGGCGGACGTTTGAGACCTTCGGTCGGTCTTTTGTGCGGGGTCGGAGACCCGCGCACAGCGCGGAAACGGTGCGCCGCCGCCGCAGGCGGTTAGCTTGCAGCGACGATCGTTTCGCTTTCGCTGACGTTGTCCGTCACGATGAACTTGATGCTCTGCCAGCTGGTTGGAATGTCGGCTTCTTTGCCGCTTTCCGAAGTCGCTGTGCGACTCTGCTGCAGCTGCATCTGAGCGGTTCCGTTCATCACCAGCCGCCAGTTTTCTGGGTTGCCACGATGGCTGGCAGGGATCTTTGACCACAGCGTGGCCAGCAATGCGTCAGTCAGTGTCTTGCCAGCTTGAGCCGTGATGTTGCACAATCGGGCCAGCGAGTACTTGCTGCCGGCTTGGAATCCCAACCAGCCCTCGCACGGTGTGTACAGTCCGGGAAAGCGATCGCCGTCATCGTCAGTCAGTGGCACTTCGACCGTCATGCCGAGATCGATTTTGATCTTCGCGTTCGCCGGATTGCTGCCTTCGCCTTTGCCGATGACGGCGACGTCATTCAGCGCGTCGGTGGATCGCACCAAGTACACACTGGTAACCAGTGTGGTGTTGGCCGTTCCAGTCGCGTTGACCACCATCGGATTGGTTGTCAGGTTCAGCGCGTCGGCGAAGCCGGCGTAGCCGTCGGAGTTGTTGCCGGTGCCTTGGATGATCTGGCGTTCCGTGTCAGCTAACGCGGCGCTCAGATGATCCGTGACATCCATCGCGACGAACGCATCGCGGCCGTATTGGTAGATGTCCGCCAGTGCCCGGTCGCATTCGCTGTTGGCAGTCAACAGCTTGAGTGATGTTTCGCGTTTTTCGCGTGTGGCTCGACTGGCTGTCACGCCAGTATTCACCGTTCGGTAACCGACGGTCGGAGCTCCTGTCTTTGCCAGATAGCTGTGCTTTTCTCCATTGCTGGAGATCGTTGCCGCCATCCACATCAGCAGTGGAGCGGCTTCCATCAATTCGTTGACTTCGGTTTCAGCCAAGTTCTGGTCGTTGATGACGGCCATAGTGGCCAGTGTGTGAATTGCCATTGTGCGTTAGCCTCGTTTTGCGGTTGATTGAATCAGACCGTTTGGGATCGCGAGGCGTGTCTGTTGGTCACGTTGTGACCGCTTCAGTGGTGCTACTTAGCGTTTCGTGCCGACATGATTTCGGCGATCGTGCGGCCCTTCGTGGCGTCTTTGCCGCCGGCCTGTTCTTGCTCGCCGTCTGAATTCTGTTCCAGCTTCAGCGCGTCGAGTTCGCCTAGCTTTTCGGACACTTGAGTCAGCAGCGTGCCTTGAGTTTCCAGGGCAGACTTGGCTTCGTCGCGTTCTTTACTCACGGCCGCGACGTGACGTTCGAGCGCGTCGGTGTAGCTGCAGTCCTTTTCCAGAAACCACTTCGTGCCACTTTCTGCGCCGAAAGTCGTAATGAACTTCTGCAGTTCCGCGACGTCGGCTTTCGGTTCGGTGACAACAACCGTTTCGGTTTGGGGTTCCGTTTTCACTTCCACCGTTGGCGCGTCGGTTGCGCCGGGAGCGACTTCTGTTTTCGGCGCTTCGGTCGTGGCTTCGGTCTTCGGAGTTTCGTCGCCGACTTCAGTTTTGGCGGGGTCCATTGCCTGTTCTTTCTGTGAAAAAATGGTGTGTTTGCCTGAGTGTAAAGCGGCGAGCGTTGCTTCGAACGTTCGCACGCCGTCAATGAGTCCCAGCGACTTCGCTTCTTTGGGAAGCCACCAAGCGCCCGTGCTGACGGCTTGGAATTGTTCGTTGGATAATTTACGCCCCGTCACAACGCAGTTGCGGAAGTCGGCAAAGACTTCGTTGACGTGCTTGGCCACAAACGTGCGTTGTTCGGGAGTGATCGGTAAACCGATTTCGCCCAACGTCTTCAGGGTTGCGCCGTCGTTTGTGAACGGAACGACTTCGACGCCGATCTGCTTGAATCGCTCGCTGTAGTCGTCCATGATCAGCTTGGTGCCGATGCTGCCGACTTCGTCCATGCGATGCACGTAGACGCCTTCGCGGCACTGGCTGGCGTATTTGTAGGCTGCGGAATAGCAACCGCCTTTGACCTGCGCCGTGACTTTGACGCCCGCGTCCTGCAGTGCATTCAGCGCGTCGATGCTTTCGGCTGATCCTTTGGCCATGCCGCCCGGTGAATCGATCAGCAGCAACACGCCCTTCTGCGGTTGCTGTTCGGCCAAGTGTCGCCAGATCTGCTGCAGCACGGCGTGGCTGGTGTAGTGGTAGCTGAGCCAATCGACAATCACGCCGTTGATCGGGACAACGGCCACGCCGTCGATCATTTCCATTGGCAGTGATTCTGTCGGCAGACACTGCAGCACAGATTCCATCGGCTTCGGCCGTTGCATGGTTTCGCTGATGCGATGGCTATGCACGGCTTCCCGCGCGACGGCAGCGGCCATCGGGTGGATGTTCCAGATGTTGCCTTCGAGATAGATCATACGGCCTGCCGTTTCTCATTCGATTTTGACGGCAAGCTGGCGCTGAAGCTCAGTGACAACGGCAGCTTCGCTTGATTGAACACCATGGCCAGCCCACCTTCTTCGGCGGCTCGCAATTCCGCCGCGATGTTGGCCACGTTTTCGTCCCAGATTCCGAAGCCGCGTTTGTCGCACATTTGCTGGAAGGTCATCATGCCGGCCGCGACCATCATTAGGTCGGTGGTGAGTTCTTCTTGCGGCTTCCAAAACGGTGTAGCGCGGGGAATCCACTTGCCTTGCAGCTGGCTGAGACTCACGCCGCGTGGCAACGTGATTTCGCCTGTCCCACCATTCGCGACCGGCAGCGTCCAGCGAATGGTGCGCCACAACGCATACAGCCGATTCAGTTCGCGGATGTTTTCGCGTTTGGCGATGCACGCGGTGTCGTAAGCTTGCCACGCCCCGCGACTGCTGAAGAAGTTCGCGTTGCTTTCGTCGAAGAAGTTGAACGGCAAGTCGAAGGCTTTGATCGCGATCATGATCGACAGTTTCAGAAATTCCTGAGTCTGCTGACTGGGGTTCGACATCTGGAAGGTGTCGATGCTGTCGCCGTCTCGCATACCGAACCCGACCGCCCCTTTGCCGAGTTTATAGAACGGTGGAACGCCGGGTTCTGGCGTGGCTTCGCCAGCCGCTACTCCAGCTTGGTGAGCGAATGGATTCGCACTGCGGTTGCCTTGCATGAAGGCCACGCCCAGAATCGATTCCATCTTGAGTTTGCTGCGGATGTCTTCGTGTGTTTCGTCCCAATCTCGCAAGCCGTTGATGGCTGCGTTGATCGGGCTGATGCCGCGAATCTGGTCGAAGCGAAAGTCCATGCAGGCATGATGCCAGACGGCACTGCGGCGCAGAATGCGTTCGCGTGTTTCGCCGTTGTTTGATCGTTCGTGAATACAGAAGGCCAACGTGCGATCGGCTGCGCCCAGCTTGCAGCCCAGTTTCCACGAATCCAGATCGCGGCGGTTGCTGGTCGGGTTTCGGCAGTGGTGAGATTCGACGTTTTGAATCACCCCGCTGCGAAGCGGGACGTGAAAACAATCGCCAGCCAGTTGAGCCTGCAGTTCAGACAGTCGCAGAATTCGCGACCAACTGTGACGGCCGGCGGCATCGCATTGGTACGCGCGTGAATCGCGGTCCATCAATTCCTTGAGTTCTTTGTCTAGCGATGGAATTCCGGAATTGGGTCGCCATTCCCAGCTGCAGATGTAGTCCATGTGGCGGCGCAGTGCCCACGCCAACAGCACACTGTTGCGATACAGATCGTAAGTACTCGCGCCCAGCCGCTCGCGCTGCTGTTGTCCCAGCAGTTCCCATTCCGGGCGAATCTGCCCGAAGACAGACTTGCGCTGGTCCGACGACGTCAACGCCCCGTAGCCGCCGGTGGCGTACGACAGCGGATTGAATTCGACCGCGCCGTGGGGCGACATGCTGGAGGTTTCAAACGTGTTCAGCACTAGCAGCCACCCCGTCCAAAGCGGAACACGCCGGGCGTGTGTTGGCCGATGCCTAGTTTGCGTTCCAGCCGGGCTCGTTCTTCTCTCAGTGTGTCATGGTTAAATTCCGTGCTGTTGCCGTCGGCTTGCTCTTTTAACACGCCGGTCTGCAACACCGTGTTGATGTCATTCAGGGCGTCTTGTTTTGCAGATTCGCTCATGTCTTGGATCAATGCGCTAAGGCGGCGAAATTGCCAGCGTTGTTTTGAAGTTCGGGCGATCGCACGAAGCGATGCTCACACGTTTTCTGCCGCTCCAATAAACGCCGGTTTTTCAACAGGCGTTGCTTCTCGAGACGGATCGAATTCGTACGACAAGTCGAACCGGAATTGTCCGCAGTTGCGGCACTTCGTGCGTCGTTTGACCAGCCGATTGAAGGGGCGGCCGTTCGGGCGTGTCTGAGCGGTGTCGAAGGTTGTGACCTGCGGCGAACCGAAGTACTTCGAGCGGTTGGTGCTCATGCACTTTTTGCAGCAGGACGTGCCGGCGTCGACCAAATCGTACTCGCGTTTCGGCGGTTCTGGCGGTGGCGGCACTTCGGCCGATGTGTCGGCCGATTCCGTGTCGGTCGATTCCGTGTCGGTCGATGTGTCAGTCGATGTGTCGGTCGATTCAGTGTCGGCTGGTTTCGATTCAGGAATCGGCGGTTTCGATTCAGGAATCGGCGGTTTCGATTCAGGAATCGGCGGTTTCGATTCAGGAATCGGCGGTTTCGATTCAGGTTTCCGTTTTGCGCGTCGTTTGGCCATGTTGTTATCCAAAGGGGAGGGATGCTTGTTGCGGGTGACTGGACGTTGGCATCGTCGCCACTGCAGTGACAGGCGCGGCAGTCACGCCTTGAATCGGCAGCCGGCAGCCGATCATGCTGCCCACCACGTTGTTGATAATTTCGCAGTCGTAAATGTGGTTGTCCGGACGGTGCGGCAGATGCTGCCAGACTTCCACGGTGCGTTTGCTGCTGTTGTCTGTGATTTCGCTGCAGCGTTCGGCGACGTGATGATCGGCCCACATGTCATGGGCCGGGCCGTCGAACAGTGTCAGACTGCCCGGTTGCAGTGGATCCATCAACAAGCGGTCGCGCTGTTGAGACTTCATCGCGTCCGCGTCGAACGTGACAAACTGAATGTCACCTTCGCGTGGGGCCCGAAGTCGCCAGCCATCGCCGACAATGTCGCGATCGCGAACAGCAAGCTCGTTCAGCGGCTGCTTCGGCGGACGGAAACTGCGCCCGTGAGTTGGATACACGCGACCGAAATAACCGCTCGCAGCGACGGCTGCCTTCACGTGTTTGGTTTCGTAGTTCGCGTCGACACCGCCAGCGGTCAAACCCAGCTTGATGCCGTCGGCACGTTCCCATTGTTGTAGCCACAAATAATCGAGCAGATCCTTCAGTCCTTTGGCCAGCCGAACTTCCCACGTTGGCAGCGTGCTGTAGACCGCGTCGAGACTGAGTTTGATTTCGGCCAGCGTGAAGTACTTGCGAGACTGTCCCGGCCAAGCGCCGTAATCCACAACCCACGAAGTCGAATCTTGAGCCCACGCGCGGACGCTGTAGAATAGACACTTCAGTTGCACGTCGATTCCGACCGTCAACCACTGTGCCTTCGTCGGGACGGTCTTGTGTTTGAATGCTGGTTCGCCAAACCGTTGAGCGAGATCGAACTTCACCAGCTGCGGCTTGGTGTCGATCTGCATCGCGCCCGGATCGTTCTGCAGTTCGCTGAAGAACGCCAGTCGGTTGCGGAAGTACCAGTGCATCGCCTTCTCGAGCGCAGACCGATACGACTTCGGATTGAAGGCGTGTTCCCACACGACAGCTGAACCGGCTTCCATCTTTTTGCGGTGCTTGTCGTAAAATTCGTGAGCCGGTTCTAGCGGATCAGATTCGTCGAAGGAAAACTCTTTACCGTCTTCCCATGCGTCGACGTCGATTTCTTCGAGTCCCGCTGATTGCTGGCAGCGGATACGGATGTCATTCCATTTCTTCCACAGCGTCATCGCGTTTTCGTTGGGCAGCGAATCCAAAAAGCGTTCGCGGACGCCGTGATAGTCGGGAGCCTTTTCGCGGTCCAGAATCCAGTTGGCCGTATCGTCCGGTTCGATGACTGTCCACGTGCTCAAGAATGACCAGGGATCAGACGGCCCCGGAAGCCCGGGCATGTCCGCTTCCAGAATGTTTTTGCGGCGTGTGTTGCCACGTTCGCTGATGGCGCTGCTGCGAGTTTGACAGTCGTCGCCAAGTCCCAGTGTCGGTCGAAGTACTTTGCCCGCAATCGTGCGATGCTTGCCGCGAATTCCACCCGCTGTGATTCCGTAACCCCACACGCTGCAGCCGATATCGCCGTTTAGATCGCCCGTCCACAGTGCGCGTTTTTTTTCGTAGCGGACGTTCGTTTTCTTGCCGCCGCAAAGTTGTCCGCGTCCCTTCTGAGCAGCTTCGCCCATGTGGATCAGTGGCAGGCAGAGCTCCGGAAAATCTTCGCGCAGCAGTTCGTTGGTCGTGAGTTCCGTATGGATGTCGTTGAGCAGCTCGGCGGCCGCGTCGTTGGTGGCTGCGATCAGCATGACCAACCGATGATGTTTGTACGCGATCGCCCAGATCACGGCGCGCACACACATCGACGTTTTGCCGAAGCCACGCGGAATGCCGACGGCCAGCATGCAGCCGAGTAGGACGGCCATCGAAATCAGTTTGATCAGTCGCAAGTGTACGCGGCTCCAAGGATGGATGAAAACACCGGGGAAGTACGTCGTATAAAACAAAGCCAGATTGCGTTCACACTTCGCTCTGCGTTTGGGATTCTTCGGCTTCGGAATGTCGCCGATGTCCTGACCCTTGCGCGTCTGTTCTGCCTGCCGTTCGCGGCTGGCTTCTTTGTGCCGCTCGTAAGAACTCGTACTGCAGGAGGTGCTTTCCGCAGCCACGGAAGCCGTGGATTGCGAGATAGCGGCCGCGACGGTGGCAGTCGTCGACGATTTCTTCGAGCTCCGCTTTGCTTTGGCCGCTGGCTTCGCAGAACGCGTCGATGGCTTTGCGGAGCTCTGGCGGGAAGTGCTTGCCGCGCCCCGTGCTTTCGACGGCTTGGGTTTGCCGGGCTCTGCCTTCTCGGGCGATTGCAACGTATCGGCGGCGGTCTTCTTCGTTGAGCATGGCTTCGGTTCCTTTGTCGCCGCTGGCTTTGGCTTAGCGCGTGCGGCTGGCTTTTTGACAGCTGGCGAGTCTGTCTTGTTCGGCTTGCGCGTAGCCTTCTTGGCTGCCTTCTTGGAGCGGCCAGCCCCAACAGAACGCGCCGTGGTGGTCGACGGCTTCTTCTTGGGCGATTGTTTCGCCGTAGGCAAGGTCGATTGCGATCGCACCGTTGCCGAATCCGAAGCTTTCTTCGTGGCTTTCTTCATTCATCAATCACGCTTTCAAATGACCCGGTGCGGCGACGAACCACGTTGATTCGCCGCCGCCTTCTCGGGGTGTTTTGCGTTAGACGGCTGGGCGAGTGTTCGCCGCTTCGCCCACACGGTTCGGCGAATCGTTCGGGCCGAGCGGCTCGTCACTCGGCAGCACTTGAGCGACGTCGACGCGGTGTTCGTCGCCCATGAATGAGCGGATGAAGCCGAGCAGCGCTTGGTACTCGCCGTAAATTCGGTACGAATCGAACGTCGTGATAAACTGCGTGCGATCGCGACTGTTGCAGCGTGTCCAGTTGGTGATGGTGCGGTCGAGAGCTCCCAGCACAATCAAGCCACTCCCGTTTTTGAATTTGAGCTGGCTGTTGAGCGGAATGTCAGGATCAGTACCGTCCAGTCGCCACGGCAAATCGATCAGGCCACCGGACATGTTTTGGATATCGTCGCCACCGAATGGGTTCGGGCCGATTTCGATTTCGCCCTCGGGGTCAATCGCTTTTTCGATCAGGTCGCCCAGCGGTTTTCCGTCTGGGTTGTGCGTGACGCGGCGTCGCCAACGGTCAGCGCTCAGCAGATGTTCCTCGAAGTGGCGGCGCGTGGGATTGTCGGCACCGCCGCGATCCATGAATTCATCGTTGGCGATCACTTCGGTTCGCATTGTCATCAACGGAAACATTCCGGCGACGACATACAGGTTGCGAAATTCTGTGATCGCGCGGCGGAATTGTTCTTGTCCGGGAAGTCCTGGCATGTCTTAGTCCTCAGTCGGATTGGTGGAGAGTGGAGCGATTTGATTCATTCGCTGGTGGAGTGTGTCGCGGAGTCGGAGGGCGGTGGGGTCTCCGGCTTCGACGAGCTTTTCGAGTTCAGCGTCCGCCAGAGCTCCAAAGAGTCCATCATGTACCGCATGACGTCCTTCCTTTTGCCGAAGTCGTAACAGCTCCCGCGCCTCGTCAAGATCTCGTGGCAGCGGCATGGCGTCTTCGACGCTTTGGTTGCGTGTGATTCTTGTGGTGTCGTTGGCGACGGCGGGAAAGGTGGCCGGCTGAGTCGCCGCACCTTTCTTTTGTCGTCGCGTTCGCCACCACGTCAACACGCCGG